GCGTTGCTGGCGGTGCAGAACCAGGCCACCGAGGTGCTGGACGAGTTCCCTACGATGGCAGCGCAGACGGAGACGAAAACGAAGACGGAAACGGCCTGACGCTGCCGGAGTTCATCTATGAAATCTACAACTCCCTGCTGGAGGGCGGATGGCGCATGCACGAGATTGACCAGATGGATATGCTGGGGTTTTTGAAGGTGCGCGCCTGGAACGCCCGACACGAGCGGGAGAAGAATGCGCCCAAAGCGCGGTACATCGACGAGGTATGGCCGGACATGAAGTCCTGGTAACGGTGAGGTGAGAAGAACATGAGCGAAACGCTCCGCGACCTGGTGGTTTCGCTGTCCCTGAACAGCGACAATTTCACGCGGAACATCAAGTCCGTGGGCAAGCATATCCAGCAGGCGGAGAGCGAGTTCAAGCTCGCCGCTGCCGGGGTGCAGCGCTTTGAAAAGAGCACGGCAGGCCTGAACGCCAAGGTGAGCACCCTGAAGCAAAAGCTGGACTTGCAAAAGGTGGCCGTGGAGCAGTACCAAAAGGCGCTGGCCCAGGCAGAGCAGCGGCTTGCCACCTGCAAGCAAACGCACGCAAGCTATGCGCAAAAGCTGACGGACGCAAAGAACAAGCAGGCCGAGCTGAAGCAAGAGGTCAAACAGGCCAAGGAGACCTTTGAGAAATACAAAGAGACCCTGGGGGACAACAACGAAACCACCATTGAAGCGTACCTGGAGGTTGGAAAGTTAGAGAAGGCATATGAGAAAGCCTCCGAAGAAGTCAAGAAGCTGCAAAACACGCAGGTTACGCAGAAGAAGTCCATCCAGAACGCCTCCGACGCGGTGGCCCAGGCGAACACCAACCTGAATAATGCCAAGGCGACCGTAAAGGAATTGACCCGCGAGCTGACGACCCTGTCCTCCTCCTGGACAAAGGTGGGCATGGTCATGGAGAACGTCGGATCCAAGCTCACCAAGGAGGGCAAAGCCATTGCCGGGGTGGGAAAAACGCTCACCACGGCGGTCACCACGCCCATTGCCGCCCTGGGTGCTGCCTCCGTCAAGGCCAGTATCGACTTTGAATCCTCTTTCGCAGGTGTGCGCAAGACGGTGGATGCCACCGAGGAAGAATACGCGAAACTGGCGGACGCTTCCAAAAAGATGTCCACCCAGATTGCCACCTCGACCAACGAAATCAATGGTGTCATGGCCACGGGCGGACAGCTGGGCATTGCCAACAACTACCTGGCAGGCTTCACCCGCACCATGATTGACCTGGGCAATTCCTGCGAGGATCTGAACGCCAACGACGCGGCCACCCAGCTGGCGAAGTTCGCCAACATCATGCACACCGACCAAAGCCTGTTCCAGAACATGGGCTCCACGGTGGTTGACCTGGGCAACAACTTTGCCACGACGGAGCGCCCTATCGTCGAAATGGCCATGCGCCTGGCCGGCGCGGGCAAGCAGGTGGGGCTGACGGAGGCCCAGGTGCTGGGCTTTGCTACGGCGCTGTCCTCTGTGGGTATCGAGGCCCAGATGGGCGGTTCTGCGTTCTCTAAGGCGCTCATCAATATGGAGGTGGCTGCCCAGACGGGCGGCCAGGCGCTGACGGACTTTGCGAAGGTGTCCGGCATGACGGAGGATGCGTTCAAGCGCCTGTTTGAAACCGACCCTGCCGCTGCGTTCCAGTCCTTCATCGTAGGCCTGTCCAAGATGGACGACGAGGGCGAATCTGCCATCGTCACGCTGAACGATATCGGTATTTCGGAAATCCGTCTGCGCGACACCCTGCTGCGCGCCACCAACGCCACGGAGCTGTTCAGCCGTGCCCAGGAGACCGCCACCCGTGCCTGGACAGAGAACACCGCCCTGGCTGAGGAGGCAGCGGAACGCTACGGCACCACGGAAAGCAAATTGAAGAACCTGAAAAACACGGCGGTTCTGTTCGGCAAACAGGTTGGCGATGATTTGAAGCCAACCATCAAGAACCTGGCAGATGGCGCGACCGACCTGCTGAACAAGCTGCTGGAGATGGATGACGCTCAACGGACGCAGATTGTCCGCTTTGCGGGGGTCGCCGCCGCGGCAGGGCCATTGCTGACCGCTTACGGCAAAGTGACGGGCGGCATTGGCAAGGCTTCCACCGCCATCGGCAAGTTCATGACGAGCGTGGGCAAGGCGGGCGGCGGCTTCAAGGGCCTGATGTCCGTGGTGAAAAGCTCGCCCACCTTCTGGTTCGCCATGGGTACGGCTGTTATCGCAGGGTCGGCGGCCCTGATTGATTACGCCTCCGGCGCGAAACAGGCCCGGGAGGCCATGGAAGGTATGCAGCGCACGGCGGATAAGTGGAAGAACACCGCCGCCGAAACGTTCTATGGCAAGAGCGGCGGGCTGTCCTTCTTCGGGCTTTCCAAGGAGGATTTCATCAAGTCCGGCGAGGAAGCGACCGCAACCAGCCAGGAGTGGTTGGATGGCCTGCTGGAAGTCTGGAGCGACGGCAAGAGCGAGACCAACGCCATTGTGAACCAATGGACGGATAGCTGGAAAGCGCTGTCCGCTGGCACGCGGGCGGGCATGGCCGAGCTGCAAAAGAGCGCGAATGCCAGCGGCAACACCAGCCTGTCCGCCCAGCTGCAAGCCGACCTGGACACGCTGGACAGCCTGGACAAGGAGCTTGCGGCCCTGCTGAAAAAGCGGCAGAACAAGCTGCTAACAGACGGCGACAAGGTGCGTCTCCAAGAACTGATCGACACCCGGGAAGCCCTGGAAGTCAAGTACAGCCTGACCCCCGCCACGGACGGCGCGGAGGGCTTTGACGGCATTCGCCAAAAGCTCCAGGCCGAGGTAGCCCGCGCCCAGGCGCTGGGCAAGGACGACGCAGACGCTTCCGTGTACGAGAACGCCACGGTGGCCGCCGCCCAGGGCCTTGCCGCCGTGAACGACCAGATTGATGCGCAGTATGACAAGGAGTTCGCGCTCATCCAGCTCATGGAAGACGGCGCGGCGAAGGACGCGGCAAGGGCTGCGCTGGACAAGAAATACAGCGCCGACCGCAACGCCGCCGCCAAGGAATACGCCGCCTTTTTGTCCGAGGTCACGCCCAAGGTGTATGGGCAGGAGGACATCCAGAAGGCAAAGAGCGACCTGGAGGCGCTGTCCGCGCTGCTTTCCGGCGGTGCAAAGGACGATCCTGCACTGCTGACCAAGGTGCAGGAGCTGACGGCGGGCATGGATGAAACCGCGGTCACGGAATACCTGGGTTTGCTGACCCAGATTCAGTCCTTGATGCGTGACGGCATGACCGAGGGCGAAGTGAACCAGCTATTCCCGGAAATCGACGTGAGCAAGGACTTGGACGGCTATGCAGCCCTGGTGCAGTATCTGAATGATTACAAGACGCTGCTCCCTGGACTTCATGAGATGTTCGCGGAAGCTGTGCCGGAGGAGCTTCAGGAAATCACCGTCACGCTGAACCTGGACGGAGCGGCGGCAGCCTGGAAGGAATTTGCCCAAAACCCCGGCGAGATCACCACGGAAGCCATCATAACGGGGTATAGCGAAGACCCGAACGCAAAATGTCCCACGCCCAAGGCGAAGGTTGCCCTGATGGGCTATGAGGCCGACACTTATCGGAAATTCGTGGAGGATCACCCCGTAAAGGTGAACGGTGTTGTCCATGTAAGCGACATTGCGCCGGATGTGAGCGACCTGGAGGGCATGGAGGGTGTCAACATCTGGGAAGACGGCATGAAATTGCCGGTCAATCCATATGTGCTCAGCAAGGTGAAGCCGACCGACGTGGTGGTGCTGGACGAGGACGGCACCATGCACGTCATCATCACGCCCCAAATTCAGGGCACGACGGAGGCTGTTCAAAAAGCCGGAAAGGCACGGGAGGAAAACTTCATCACCGCCTCTGGCCCTTTGGGCTCCAGCCAGTACACAGGGATTCTGGCGAATCTGCCCGGTTTGGGCAGCAGCCTCGATACCTGGATGCAGACTTACACCCGGGAGCTGAAGGACTACCGGGAAAAGGTTCAAGGTACATGGCGGGATTACAATGTTTTTGGGCATACGCCCCTGTCCGATTTCAACCAACGGGCCTCCGAGCAGTTTACGCCGGATCAGATTACCGGCTTAAAGACCTTTGTTTCCGAGGCGGTCGCCGCCATCAAAAACGGCCAGGAAATCAGCGACGAGGATATGGCGCACCTGCAAAGCATCGCCGACTTCCTATCGGAGCTGAGCGCCACCGGGGCGGACAAGAGCACGGAAGTGGGCACGGACATCACGGCTGGCGTTGCCCAGGCCATGACGGACGCCGGGTGGGACGCGACAGCGGAAACGGTTGCAACAGATATTGAAACTGCCCTGCGCACCGCGCTGGATTCCCACTCCCCGGCCAGGCGCATGCTGCCCATTGGCGCGGATACCGCCGCAGGCGTGGGCCAGGGCATGGCGGAATATGACCCATCGGCGGATGCGCAGGCTCTGGCGACAACGCTGGCGGCAGCGCTTTCCTCCGCGCTGAATGCGTCTGTTCTGCGGCCTATTGGTTTTAACGCCATGGCCGGACTTGCCGTGGGCATTCGCGCCGGGCAGAGCAGCGCAATTGCCGCCATGCGCACGGCAGCGCGTGCCTCCGTAAATGCGGCCAAAGCAGAGCTACAAATCCATTCCCCCTCCCGCGTCTTCAAGGATGAAGTGGGCCGCATGGCCATGAAGGGCCTGGGCGTTGGCTACCTGGAGGAGAGCAAGCGGCAGGCCGCCGTCATCCGCAATGCTTCCCGCTACCTGACCGGGGAGGCCAAAAGCGGCGCTATCGTATCCAACCAAAACGACAACCGCCGCACCTACAACCAAAACAGTAGTGTGAACCTGACTGTGCAGAGCTTGCAGGTGCGGGATGAGCAAGACGTGCGCTCCCTGGCCGTGGAAATTGCTTCCCTGACCCGGCAGCAGCAGCGCGGAAAGGGGCTGAGAATGGCATGACAGACTGGTTTGAATTCAACGGCAAGCGCTGCACGGACTACGGCATCCACGTTTCCGAGCAGCCGCCCCTGACCATTCCCGCCGAGCGCGTCAGCTACGTTGACGTGCCCGGCCGCCCCGGCAGCCTGACCGTGCTGGAGGGCCAGGATGTGTATCAGGACACCATCCTCACCGCCCAGTGCTGGCTGGCCGACCCTGGCCGCATCCCGGATATCGCCGCCTGGCTCAAAGGCAGCGGAAAAGTCACCTTCGCCAATCGGCAGGGTGGCTTTTATGTTGGGCGCGTGGCCAATCAGATTCCCTTTGAACGGATTCTTCGGGGCCGTCCCCACCGCAGCTTTGCGGTGAATTTCCGCTGCAAGCCCTTCTGGTACGCGTTGGGTGTCCCGGACATTACCCTGACCGAATCCACCCAGACAGTCACCAACCCCGGCAGCGTGTACGCCGAGCCGGTCATCACGGTCTATGGCAGCGGCGATATCACGCTCATGGTGGATACCACCATCATTGCGCTGTCCGGGATTACGGACAGCATCACCCTGGACACGCCGCTGATGGAAGCGTACTCCGGCAGCACCGCCATGAACGACCGCATGGCAGGTGAATTCCCGCGTCTGCCACC